TTCTCCCACATGGGCGGATAGGGATCTAGCATCCAGAAATACATCCCCTCCAAGAACTTCTTGGACCCAATTTCCTTCATCATTCCAAACATTTCCTCAAAAGAAGCCGGCGTGCCAATCTTCTTATACGATTCCTCCGACCAGTCCTCATTGTCCGGGTCATGATGATAGAGCGTCCATTTCTGATTGTAGTTCATTTCTGCGGGCTGCCTTTTTCTAGCAGAAGTATGCTTTCAAATTTTAGTGTTATACTAGACAACTTTATGAGATGGCTAAAGCCATCATAAATCGACAACCAGAATTCAAAAATTAAGACAAATTTTAGTATAACGTTAGACAACTTTACAGGATAGATCGGGTGCCAGACTACTTAGGCGGAGTCAACGCCTTTTAGTAGTTTACCTGTTTCCAGGTACAGTTCATCTTCGATGAACAATCCGTCCGTCACTTTTAGCTCAGCTATCTATTCCCCGGTTGCTTGTGCGGAGCCAACGCCAACTTAATCTCACCAAGACCCGCTACCGCATACTCTACGATGACGGGGTAGTCGTTCTTGAGATAGAGCGTAATATCCGAGCAGAGGGACGTACACTTACAGAACATATTCAAATGCTTGAGGGAGAAATGACCCTGTACAATATCCAGCTGATTCTGCTTGACCGTCATTGTGTTTCCAACATGGAAAACTGTCTCCTGCTCGGCAAAGTCACCACGGCACTTGAAGACTAGTTCATTCGCAGCTGAACGCACCTCAACCGTTTCAGCCAAGGAGAACATATCACGGATGACCTTCTGGAAATCCGTAGAAGGCATCGTAATCGTAGTCTGGAAGGCAACAGGCGGAATCTCAATCGGATGGATATCCAACTCAATCAGGTTAAGGTGATACTTTGTTGTCTTCTGGTTCTCACCATTAAGAGTTGTGATGCTGAGACGCGTGGTATCCTCCTTCTCCATACTCAGAATGAGCGACTCATTATTACTGACCGTCTTAATAAGCTTGAAAAAGTTAATCATATTGAGACCAAGGATAAGACGCTTCGGGCAATGAAACTCCTCAAACCACTCCGAGTGGAGACGAAGATGAACTAGCACAGTCTGTGTTCCGTCCATCGCAATAATCTTTAGGCCATTCGGATCAATTTCCAGATTGGCTTCTGTAAGAATCTCCTTCAGAGCCTCAATTAAAATACGAAAAGGGCTTGCTTTGACCGTCCGGATACGGAATGCGTGTTTATCAGTTTCCATGCGTTTAATTTGTTTTTGCTAACTTGCGTTTAAATAGACTTTCCTTTTGAGATTGTAGGGATGCCTGGAAAATGGGCTATTGTACAGTTTGATAATCGGCCTCTTAAGGAAGAGTTTCAGATTCTTCAGGCTCGAAATAAGGAATATTGTCGGATCCATGGATACGAATACGTTTTCTCAGATGATGAACTTGGTCTGCCACCCTACTGGACAAAAGTGAAGATGGTTCAGAATCTACTTCGGTCTGGAAGGTACAAGGGCATCCTTTGGCTAGATATGGATGCTGTTGTTCATAATTTATTACTTCGGTTGGAAGACTTGGTACGAGCAGATAGATGTTTTTACTATGCTAGTGACCCGCCTGGAAATCGGACCCATTTTAATGCTGGAGTTTGGCTGGTTACTGGAGATGCGGATGGTGAACGGATAATGGATGCTTGGATGGGCCAGTATTCTCCAGCAGATTGGCGTTTGGGTAAGACGGGGAAATGGCGGACAGACGGACCATGGGCCGGCAAAACATATGAACAGGGATCATTCACTAAGAATGTTCTACCCCTCTTCAAAGAAGATACTGTCCGCTATCCTTGGTTTTTAATGCAGGGCCGAAACCCCGAGCGTCTTGAGGCATTTGTTCTTCATTTTATGTGGCATCACAAGGATATGATTCCTTATTATCTTGAGGAATATAATTAAACCCTCCGGGTCTTCTTTCCGCTACGCATAGCCTTCGCCATCTTATAGGCAAGATAGATCGCAACAGGGGCTGCTAGAGCCTCAACATTTTTAAGAAAAGGACCCATGACACTGGGGGAAAAGTATCCACCACGCTGCTTTTGCTTACGAGTCTGTTGCTTCTTGCGGGAAGCACCTCCTTGTTGTCTATGTCTACGAGCAGAGAAGGTACTCGCCATTGTAGGACGGATAACCTGAGTATTAGCAGCGGAAGTAGGGACTGATGCTAGAGCCTGAGCAATTACAGAAGAACCCGGGACCGCATCTCTAGTAAACATTTGATGAGGATATGAACCCATTCTATTCTATCCTCTACAAATCTTTTTTCAATCCACATCTGGATGTTGACCAACGACACTACTTAAAAATTTGAAACCCTAAGGTACGCTTATAACCATCAAGGCAGAATGAATCCGGAAAATTACACTAAGAAGGAACTTGAGGAGCACATTTTGGAGCTCCCCGATACGTATATTGGGTCAATTGACACCGCAACGCAGAGTCGGTGGATCTTTGACCCCGCAATTAAACGCATGGTATGGAAGAAGATTCAGTTCTGTCCAGGCTTCTTTAAGATTTTCGACGAAATCCTTGTAAATGCGACAGACCACTATGTCAAGCAGCAGGAACGGATTCGTAAGAAGGAGGCCGGTGTTACACCCGTAACACAGATTCGGATTGACCTGTCACCAACACAAATTTCCGTATCCAATGACGGTGACGCTATTTCAACAGATATGCATCCCGAGTATAAGATTCCTCTGCCAGAACTCATCTTTGGTCAGTGCTTGACCAGTGGAAACTACGACAAAGCAGAGGAGAAGATTACGGGCGGCAAGAACGGCTACGGAGCCAAGTTGACCAATATCTTCAGTAAGGAGTTCTCAGTTAAGATTGTCAATGTGAAGGCACAGACACTGACAACCTACACTTGGAAGGACAACAAGAAGGTCAAAATGCCGCCTATTACTAAGGCCATGAAGGCAACTGAGCCGAAGACTATGATTACCTACAAGCCGGACTTGTCGCGGTTTCATTGGATAAGCTCTAGTGAAACCGAGGGTGAGTCTGAGGAGACAGTAACTGAGATTCCAGCAGATATGCTTGATGTGCTTCGAACCCGCTGCTATGAGGCTGCTGTCTGTGTGCCCGGTTGTGCTATTTATCTGAATGGTCATGTGCTGCCTGTCCCATCAATGGCTGCCTACATGGAACTTTTCACGCCGCTGGATGCTGCTGGTCTACCTGATGACATCAAGAAGTTGACACCCAAGAAGCGTCGGGAAGCCCTCATTGCCTACGAGTCTGCGGGTGAACGCTGGGAAATTGGTGCGATTCTGACTAGCCGGCTGTATAAGGAAGATCCACCGGATGACCGTCATCTTTCCTTTGTAAACGGTATTCTTACTCGGCGTGGTGGAAAGCACGTAGACTATGTTGCGACCCATGTGCTGAAGGAGTTTTGCGAACTAGCAAAGAAGAAGAAGGTTGAGGTCACACCCAATCTTCTCAAGGATTCACTGACTTGGTTTGTTCGGAGTGTGATTGTAAATCCTAACTTTGACACGCAGACCAAAGAGTGCTTGACTACGCCTGCGACCAAGTTTGGCTCCAAGCCTAAGATTACTGACCGATTCGTGGAGGGGCTTGTGAAGATTGGTCTGCTGGACGAAGCTCAGCACATTCTAGCAGCCCGACTCATGAAGGATGCTAAGAAGACTGATGGTAAGAAGCGGGCGTCTGTCCGTGGAATTGTCAAGTTGGAGGATGCTCTATGGGCCGGTACAGCAAAGTCTACAGAGTGCGTACTCATTCTGACTGAAGGAGATTCAGCCGCTTCTACTGCGATCTCAGGTCTTAAGGTTGTAGGTCGCGAACGCTACGGAGTTTTCCCTCTGCGTGGTAAGTTGCTAAATGTCAAGGATATGGCACTAGCAAAGAAGAACGCCAATGCTGAACTCAACCAGATTAAGCAGATTCTTGGTCTTTCATATGGTACAAAGTATACGAAGTTGGAGCAACTCCGCTATGGCCGCGTAATGATTATGACTGACCAAGATGTGGACGGGTCGCATATCAAGGGTCTGCTTATTAACCTCTTTCACACAGAGTGGCCCGAACTTCTTAAGATGGGATTTCTCTGTTCGCTGATGACTCCACTTCTTAAGGTCTTCCGAGGACAGCAGGTTCTGGCTTTCTATTCTCAGCAGGAGTATGATAAGTGGACCGCTGCCAATGATGGCGGGAAGGGATGGAAGAGTAAGTATTATAAGGGATTGGGTACTTCCACTGCGGCGGAGGCCCGTGAATACTTTGAGAATATGCACACAGCCGATTTTGAGTGGGATGCTGGTGCGGATGGCTCTATTGACATGGCCTTCAACAAGAAGCGTGCGGATGACCGAAAGGATTGGCTAGCAACCTACGATGCTAAGCGTGTCTTGGTTGTAGAGAAGGGCGGTTCCAAGATTCCCTACACTAAGTTCATCAATGATGAACTGATTCACTTCTCTTCTGCTGATAATATTCGTTCTCTTCCTTCAATCTTGGATGGGCTGAAGCCGGGCCAGCGAAAGATTCTATGGGCCTGCTTCAAGCGTGGTCTAACACAGGAGATTCGTGTTGCTCAATTGGCCGGTTATGTTTCCGAGACAGCCGCCTATCATCACGGTGAAGCATCGCTAACCTCAACAATTATTGGTATGGCTCAGATCTTTGTGGGTTCCAATAATATCAATCTGCTGACACCAAATGGTCAGTTTGGAACTCGTCTTATGGGAGGGAAGGATGCGGCTTCTCCCCGTTATATCCACACGCATCTTGAGCCGCTTCTTAAGACGATTTTCCGCAAGGAGGATGAGCCAATTCTCCGATATGTAGATGATGACGGTACTCTTGTGGAGCCCGAGAATTACTTTACTGTACTTCCGATGCTGCTTGTAAATGGAAGTATCGGTATTGGCACGGGTTTCTCAACTGATATTCTGCCCTACAATCCAGTAGACCTAGTTGCTGCGATCAAGGACAGGCTAACTGGTGCGGTTGCAGATGTGTCCAAGCGTACGCTGACCCCTTGGTGGCTGGGCTTCCGTGGACCTGTGAAGCAACTGGATGCTGGAAAGGGGTGGATGACCTCGGGTATCATTGCTTGGAATGATGAACTTCACCAGGTTCGCATTAAGGAACTTCCCGTTGGTATGTGGACGAGGGACTATAAGGAGTTCTTGGAGAGCCTCATGATGGGAGAGTCTGCTGGAATGGATGAGCAGGGCGGAAAGCTTACACTCAAGAACTTTGAGGAGGCATATAACGATGTTGATGTTGACTTTATTCTAACACTGACTGAGTCAGCCTATTGGCATTTCCGGCAGACTCCCGCTTTTGCTGCGGAGTTCATGACGAAGTTCAAGCTAAATAGTACATTCCGTCTGACGAATATGGTGGCCTTTGACTCTGCTGGAAAGATTCGGCGTTATGCTGGGGTTGGTGAAATTATTGAGGAGTTTATCGGTGCTCGTCTTAGTGCTTATGGTCGGCGGAAAATTTACAAGTTGGCATCTCTAAGGAGTCAGCTTCTGGAGGCACAGGCAAAGCGTAAGTTCATTATGGCTGTTATTGATGGAACTCTAGTAATTGGTAAGACGGAGGACTTGGATCTTCTAGCAGATCTCCAGCAGTTGGCTCTGCCGGCTCTTTCAAAGGGCGAAGGCCTTGATGGTTATGAGTATCTGTTGCGGATGCGGATTGACCGCCTCAAGGCATCCGCCGTGATTACATTGGAGGGAGAAATTGCTGGGCTTGAGGAAGATATTCGGATGCTAGAGGGAACAACGGCTGAGAACTTGTGGCTTAAGGACTTGGATGAGTTCATGGCTGTGTGGGCACCGTATACGGAGATGCGTCAGGAGATTAATGTACCTGCTGATGGACCCGTAAAGCCTAAGAAGAAGATTGTTAAAAGAAAGGCTTGAGGGGAAGACTCTTGGTTCCAGCACGACTAATATTCATGGGTTGAGACATTGGTGTAGGTAGGCTTGTGATATCCTTACGATACTGCTGATACATGTCGGCTTCACTGATAATTTGAGGAACAGCAAAATTGGCTACATAGGTGTTCAACTCCTGAATCTGCTCTTTGATATTATAGGGTAGATTCTTTCCATACTGGAGATACATAGACCTCATGATAATAAGCAAATTCTCGGCACTCTGCGGGCCAATGCGGTATTTTCCCTGGCTTCGGTCATAGACTTCTCGGATGATCCGATTCTGGATTATCTGTACATTCTCTGGACTAAAAAAAGCCATATTTAAAACATTTTTTTCAATATTGCCTTTCACCAAATCTGCTCCAACAGTTTCGTTCAGTGACGTGGCGTAGTCAAATTGTTGCCGAACCTTATCAAATGAGCCGGTAGCGGTTTGTGCGGATTCCAGATTTACACGTCCGTTCATTTCTACCTTTATCCTGGAATAAAAAAAATCTCATTCCAGTATATACAATGTCAGTCTTGCGTACGCCTGCCCAGATCACGACGAGCAAGTTCTTCATCAATGTCTCATCTTGCTACGATGCGATCTACTCCATAAACATGACGACGGGTGCGCCGACGACCCTCCAGAGCCAGCTGTCATGGTTCTCTTCCCTGGCTGCGTACAACAACGTCAGCACGCCCGGACAGGTAGTACTCAAGGACATGGGTCGCTCCATCTTTGTCTCCACGCAGTCCACGGTATACCGTAAGGTTCAGATGGTTTCCCCCGTCGGTTCATTCGGCGGCGTTGTGGGCCAGACGGGCACCACGGCTGCGGCTCCGTTCGACTATGGCACGGGCTACATCGAGCTTGGTTGGTTCGACGGTAACGCCGGCGTTGGCGTAAGCCCTGCCAGTGCGGCGGGTGCGTCCGGCACGAGCGGTCTTTCCAAGACTGTCTGGGCCCGCACGGGTTAAACAGTCTAATTGTCTGATAGATCATATAAAAATTAATTAAGTCTTATAGACTATTAATTTTTGTAATCTAAAGTAGAGATGGCTATATCACAACGCACTATCGACTTTCTTGCTAAAACCTATGCCTTTTTCTTAGTACCCGCAATTACAGTATTCTTTGTATACGTTGCTTTGACGGGTCAATATCTTGATGGTCAAGGCCGCCCCCTTTTAGCCATTGCTGGAGGCCTCGGCTTACTAGCACTCTTCTGGCTATTTTACGTGAAGTGGTTTATCACTCCTTCTCAATTCTTATACCCGACGTGGCCCCCATATCTTTCTACATGCCCTGACTACTTAACGTTTATGGGTACGGATTCAAAGACAGGCAAGGCAATGTGCGTTGACTTTATTGGTGTTGCTCGTCGCAATGGTCTCCGTAAGGCTGACCCCTTAATTCCGCCTAAGATGACTGAGATGGATTATATTTTCCTAACCTCCCCTACTGACCCGCACAACAAGAAGTGTAATGATGCGTTAAGCCGCGGTCTTTCCTGGGCGGGAATCACCGCTGGAACGGGCTGTGCGTAAATCAGCGACTTTTCTATATCAGATTATCTGACCATATAAAACATGGACAGACAATTCTAACAGGATGACTGAAGAAATTCATCAAGATATATTTATTAAACTTGTTCAATGGGCTCGCAACCTCGGCCCCGGGGAAGCAGGGGCCCAACAACCTGGTCGTAGAGACCCTGTTGCTGTTTTCTTATATGGAGGACCCGGCGTAGGAAAAACCACACTAGCTTATCGTGTCTGTGCGGCTTCTAATCTACGAGCAGTTGAATGTAATGCCAGTCATGTGCGGAATCGTGCTGGTGTTGCTGAGTTTATTCAGCCTCTCTTACAAAGTAACAATGTTGCGGACTTTTTCCGACCTGAGGGCCATCGTCCTCTTGGTGTAATCTTGGATGAGATAGATGGAATGTCATCGGGTGACCGTGGTGGTCTAACGGAAATTATAAAGGCCTTGAAGGACTATAAAGGTGTGAATGCTATTTTCTGTATTAGCAATGAATGGGCGGATAAGAAATATCGGCCTCTGATGCGACTTTGTCTTTCTTTTGAAGTGATTCCACCGTCAATTACAGAGATTCAGAATTTGCTAATTAAAAAGCATCCAACAGTTCAACCCAGTCCTGATACTGTCACTGAATTATCCACACTCCACCAAGGAGATCTACGAAAAATCCTACAGATATGGAGTACAAATATACAGAAGTATGGATTAAACAAGGGTGGTGATTTCAGACCCCGAATTGAAAGTACGAATCGGATTAGTCGGTTAGAGAATTTGAAAGCGGCCGTTATGCAGATCTTGAATAATCAAGTGGATATAATGCGGGAAGTTGCTCTTGAAAATAACGACATGAATTTAGCCGGTCTTCATTTACATGAAACAATTCCGTACTGGTTAAAAACAAATATTCTAGACCAACGGAAAGGATATGTCAATTATAGAAAATTACTTCATGACATCCTTCAGTCTGATAGAATTGATTATTATACATTCTTTTTCCAGTACTGGAATTTATTTCCCTATTCTTATACTGCTAAACTCCAAGCAGTAAACACCCGTCTCTTTTTTGAGGTTATTGGACAGGTTAAGAAGCCGGCAAAAGATGTTGCGATGGTGTATACGGCTGTTTTGAGCCGGCAATCCTGGCTCTTTAATCAGTTTAAATACTTGGGTGAAGTCCGGGATTTTCTTTCAAATCATAAGTCGCCCCATCGGAATGCTGGATTTGAGGGTGCTTACCGTATCCTAATTGCTTTTAATGCTTCAAATAAGACAGCTGCGACATGGTACGAATTGACCGCAATCCGAGAAATGCCTCCCGCAGATCGTCTTGAAAAATGGTTAGAGGTTTTATTACCACCACCTGTGCGACAGATACATGGACAACGGATTGTTGCTCCCCCTGTTGAAACTAAAGTAAAGGAGACCGTAAAGCGTAAGAAGAAGTCTAAAGTTGAAGAACTACATTTCCTTGATCTTGTGAAACCAGAAACTGATTAGTATCATAGGCTGCCCCCGTCTCATTTGCGTGTAGCAGATGGATAACATCTAGATTATTCTGGCGGCCAAAACGATACGCACGGCCAATAATCTGCTTTTCAATCTCCTCCGCCATCCTGTGAAACAGAATGACGTGGCTAGCAGACTCAATATTGAGACCCGCTCCGAAATGCCGAGCATTCAAGCAGAGAACCTGGTGCTGACCCTCTCCAAATTCCTTGATAATCTTCTGAATACGGGCAGATGTTCCATTTACCATACTGTACGTGATATTCTTCTGCTCGAATACGGGGATAAGTTTATTGAATGTCTTATCATAGTTGCTAAAAAGCAGAATCTTGGCTGACTTATTTCCCTCAAGGAACTCTAGCAGACGAGCAGCCTTTGTCTTCTCCTCATCTGAAAGAATCTTTGCCTCCGGCTTCTTAACCTTTGTATTAGGCTTTTCCGTGCCAAGAACCTTGAGTTGCTGGAGAGAAACAGACGCACGACAGAGGGGACACACAGGATTGCGACGAAGAGACTCTACCATACAGACGAAGCAGAAGAGATTCTTACAGCAGGGCGTAAGAGTGGGCTTCTCAATATCACAGAAGCAGATTGGACAGGAGGTTTCCTTATACTGCGTGACACGGTCCTTGAGGGCTGACAACTTTCCCTCAATCTCCTTAATCTTCTGATCGCACTTCTCCTTTTCCTCCTGCTTGGCCTTCTCGGAGGGGAAAGTAGTGGACATGCGGTAGTCGCGAAACTTAATCGCAGTATCAAGCTGCTGCTGAAGATGCTTGGTTACACCCTCTACCACATTGGTAATAGAATCCTCTTGAATACCGAGGGCTTCAAGGGCGGACTCATGATCACCAGCATGAAGCATCTCCATAACATTGGGGCCAATCATATCATGAAGGAGTTGGACATTCTGCGGGATAGCACAAATCCACCGGTGATGAATAATCTCGGGCATCTTGAGGGACTGCTGGATAAAATCCTCATTGTTACGGAGAACAAGACGCCAACTGTAATTTGTCCGCAGATTCTGATGATTAGCGGAAACACACATCCGACTGACAATATTATTGCGGCGAACACCCTCCACACGAATATAATTACCTGAATTCTTAAAATATTCCCATGAAATCGGATAAAGCAACTTGGTTGCCTCATGACGCCAAATATTGGTGAAGGAGGGGAAGACCATATTCAGCCAACTAGCAGAAATGAACCAATAGAATGCGGCCTTGACTGCGTCTTCACCGGTAATAGATACAGGGCAGGTATCCGCCTCATCAATGAAGAGACGGGCCCATGAAATCTTATTGAAATTCTCTTGAGCAGCGAAATCCTTCCACATCGTGGATGAGACCACAATGAGGTCAAGCGTTTTGATGTCCTCCTTAAGAGTGTTGCTTGTTGTCTGCTTTCGCTGCTTAACAACAAGGGCCTTAAGAGTTGTCTGATCCTTGACATAGCGTTCCCACTGATTAACAAGAGAATGCGGGATAACCATTAGGGACGTGTTAGAAATAACAAATTCACGAGCAATAAGACGCTTGGTTTCATCATGCTTCTTAATCACAACAACGTCGTTGTAATTGGAGGCTTCCGCAGTGTACATCTCTGTCAGAGGACGCTCCATGCCCGCTAGAGAAAGAGCAACAAGCGACTTGCCGGAACCAACACGGTCTCCGATAACACCGTACTTTGTGTACATGATGGCTCCATCTTCACACTCAATTCCCGTAGGTCTATTTGTCTCCAACTTGCGGGCTGCATTAAGAAGAGCACGCTGGTGGATTTTGAGGGGGAGGCGAATATGAGATGGTTGTGGTGCCATTGCAGATTTATTTGTAAATGAATTCTTAAGAATATTCTCAACTGTCTTCAAAGCGTAGTCCATTTCGTCTTTGGCTTTTTGAGTGTTTGCTTAATATTCAAATTTTTTCAAAAACAAGACACAACCTAACACATCTGTTATAAGATAATTTTTTACTCTAGCCAATAATAGATGGCAAATAGATTAACACAAGCCCTCAGATTAGCAAAGACTGCTCGGCGGTCAAAGAATGGAGCTCAAGCAAATGCTCCAAACCTGGGTGTTATAAGGAGGGAAAGAAATGCGTTCAAAGAAGAAAAAAATGCTGCACGAAGAGAATCAGAACAGTTAGAAAAATCGGCAATTCTTATGAAACTTGTTACTCCCTTTGCTAAACCTGAGGAAAACCCAGATATAAATCATTTAGATAACATCTTCATAAAAACCATTTTAAATAGTATGCTTGCTGGTGAAATAGAACAGCCTGTAGCTATTCAACTTATTAACAAACATTATTCCGAAAGAGTGGAGGAAGAACTTCGTCCTTATATACAAGATCCTAAAATGACACGTGAAACATTTTTGGCCATTCAAGAATCACTTCATAAGAAATATGATAAAGAAATCAAATATTTTATAAAGATGTATACTGATAAACTTCCTGCTCAAAAGAAAAATAGAAAACAGACCCGTAAACAGACCCGTAAACAGACCCGTAAGCAGACCCGTAAACAGACCCGTAAACAGAAACGGACTTAACGACTTCCCATGATACTGTCATAAGATGTCGCGACCTTTTGTCAGCGTAATTTGTCCTACATATAATCGCAGGAGATTCATTCCCCATATGATTTCTTGCTTTCTAGCACAGACCTATCCTCAGAATCGGATGGAACTCGTAATTCTAGATGATGGCTCCGACAAGATTAAAGATCTTGTTGACGCATCTGGTTTGACTAATATTGTTTATCTAGCAGAAGATGAAAAGATGAATATTGGGATGAAGAGAAATAAACTCAACGCAGCCGCAAAGGGCGATATTATTGTCTGTATGGATGATGATGATTACTACTCAGATGAGCGTGTAGCCCACTGTGTTAAGAAACTCATGTCAAATCCCCAGTATCTTATTTGCGGATCATCCGAAATCTATATGTACTACACGGATATTCAGAAGATTTATAAGCTAGGACCCTATGCTCCTAACCATGCGACAAACGGGACATTTGCCTATAAACGCAAATTTTTAGAGAATCATAAGTATGATGAGACTGTAACACATGCTGAGGAAACATCATTTTTAAATAGTTATAAGGAGCCTATGCTCCAACTTGATCCTTTCAAAGTTATGCTTGTAATGGCACATTCAGAGAATACCTTTGATAAGAAGAAGATGCGGGAAACTCCCAATCCATTTATTAAGCTTACAAATCATAAAATTAAAGACTTTATCAAGAAGCAGTCAGAGTTGCGGGCATTTTATGAGAAGGCTTAGTTGCGACGGCTAGACTTTCTTTTAATGCGGAGCCTTCTACTCTGCTTCCTTCTTGCTGCTGGAGCCGCCGCATTAGGAGGTATGTGGGCAGGTACTTCAAAGCCAGCATTCTGGGCTGCTTGAAGCCATTCGGGATTGTACCGAACGCCTTGTTCTATATAATATAAAACAAGTGGTTTGCTAATCTCTACAACAATTGTAGTTAAATCTTGAAAAACAGCAAAACTATTTCCCTCAGGGAACAAGTGGCCAGTATTTAGATATCTAACATTTAGTGGATTATCTGTTGAAGGTTTCTCATAGACATTTCCAACATGGATTCCCCGAGGTTCTACAGTAAGACCATGCTCTCTAAGAACGTCTTGTACCTTTTCTTGAAGGGCTCTAACAGTACCTACTTCCGTCAAATTCACTAAGAAACGCAAACCTTCAGGAAAAGCAGGAACTAATTTTTGAGCCATGACATCATCATTTGGCTTCATTTCTATGACAAATCGCCTTGACATATCTAAAGTATGGCATGATTTTAACGTGCTGTTAGAGATTCAAGAGTTATGGGTATAGGATTCAAGTCTTTCTCGTGCGGTGTGTCCCTTAGCCAGCCCATGGTATTCCGAATATCAATATCATTGCCGTCATAAATTGTGGGCATCCAACTATTCAGACCAAATAGATAATTAGAAATCTGCCATTCATATTTGTGTGTAACAATAGGAAATAAAGTAAATCGCTTAGGTGACTTTTCATGATTTGCTAGACCAATAAAGATATAATATGGAATAATGAATATGAACAAAAGAGAAGAATAGATGCCAAGAACGATTCGCATCATGGTGGGCTTATAGATAAAGTCATTCATGATGAGACTGGGTGACAACGCCATAAAACAGAGAAGAAGACTAATACCAAAAGTGGCTCCTACATAGATTCCTAATTTCTTGCCAAAACGTTTAGAATCAAAGATAGCACGGTCTTCGTCTTTTTTGCTGGGCCCTGTTTCCACCGGTATACTTGAATCAAAGAGAGGTTTTGATAGCCTCAAACCATTTTTTAAAAGAGAAATGGTTTCCAGAAAGAAATCAGGCTTAACTAGCCATAAGTTGAGTGATGCCACCGGACTTTTAGAACCATAATTATCATTTATGAATTTTGTAATTACGTCATCTTTAATTTCCTTAATTTCCATTTTTGAGTAGACCTCTTGATAAAATTTTAAAAGGACACTAAACAAGAAAGTACCATTGGGGCCCATCATTGTGATGTATGTATCACCTGCTTTTTTATAGGCATCTGACATAGTGGGGAAAATTTTAGCATTCATTCTATCTGCTGTTTTAAAATCATCAATTGTTAATCCTAATGCTTCTATAAACTTAACTCCCTCAAAATCTTTAGGAATTGGTTGCTGATCTGACATCCCCTAATTATATAGTTATTTAATAGGGATGGTAACAAGACGAACACGCAACTCATTGCGTATAACTAGGAAACAGAAGGGTGACTATATCGTAGCGATTCCTTCCTATAAACGGGCGGAAACTTTGCGGGATAAAACACTAGCTACACTAAAGGAACATCGGATTCCAGCAGAACGAATCCATGTATTTGTTGCTACTCCAGAAGAGAAGGACCTTTATGCTAAGACGTTGGAGGCAGGTACCTACGGAAAACTAATAGTTGCTATCCCGGGAATGGCGGCGGTGCGTAATTTTATTACTGGCTACTATCCCATTGGCCAGCGGATTGTCAATATTGATGACGACATTAAAGGATTCTTGGAGTTTTCTGAGACTGCTAGACGCCACGAGATGCCTCTGCGAAATCTGGATGGATTTATCAGGCGGGCGTTTGCTCAATCACAGAAGATAGGTTTCCGGCTTTGGGGCATCTATCCAGTTCCCAATGGCTTTTTCATGCGTGCTGGAGAACCTAGCACAGATCTGAAATATATTATCGGTGCTTTCTGGGGTATAACCAATCCTGGCTTAGATGTCCTGAAAGTAACAATAGATGATAAAGAAGATTACTTGCGTTCTCTTATTATGTATGTTGCTGATGGCGGAGTTCTTCGTTTTAGGGATATCGCACCCAAGACAGCCTATTATAAGGAAGCGGGAGGCATGCAGGAAGAACGGACTATGAACCGTGTGACAAAATCAGCGGAAGCCCTTCATAAAGCCTTTCCTGATTTGACTAAATTAAATGCGACCAAGAAGTCGGGATTCTTAGAACTCCGGCTGCGTGATGCTCGTGCTGAGGGGGAGCGAAAATTTGGTTTGGAAGCATTGAAAACCTACAAACTCCCTTCTGTTTAGATGGCAAACATGAGTGAACCCATACCCGAAGTAATAACCACAAAGTTTACGCTTTCCACATAGATTGTGAAATCGTAATCATATTCGGGAAAAGGAGGAAGAGGAAACGGATTGACTTCTAGTTGAAAATTATTAATAACAGAGACGTTCAAGGATCCAGAAGGCTGTAGAACATCAGACCCTTTTGTAGCAAAACTATATACATAAAGTGGGCCAATTGAGTCTCTACCCGGCAGGCCATTGATAGCACCCATCAAATTATCAAACGGCTGCTGGGAACTAAAGTACTGTGCGGGTTTCTCCTCAAAAATCTCATTTCCCATACACAAGATTCTAGCAGATTGTAGAATTTCACGTTGTAAACCCGGTTGAAGGATTCCAGAACTTCCAGTATTTAGGGCTCCTGTAGGGTCCAGTCCGTATTGAAGAGGCGGTCTATCCGCATATTTCCAATTTGTACAATTCAGATAATTGTTACGATATGTAATTGCGTCGCTCCGCCTAGCAAACCAAATCATTCGGCGAACCATATTATGTGCGTCTAAGTCAAATTTGGTTCTGCTAGTAACTCCCTGAAAATCAAATTCTTGAATTTGCGTTGAAATGTATGTCAAGGGCTGGGATGCGAAAAATTTGCGTTCTTCATCATTCAAATAGATATACCCGATTTGAAGACTTGGTTGTAGATTATAATATTCCGTTTGCGGTGTTGTTACGCCATAATCAACGTAAAAGTTCTGTGGATTCCCCGACATATCAGAGGAAGACGTGTAAAGGGCATTAAAGAGTTCTGCGTTCGGGTTCAAAGGTGAAGTGGGAAAAGAAGCATTTTGGTATCCATAACGAACAGGGAAACCGGATAAATCAGTGACTGTGTACATATTTCGTAGCGGCTGGAAAGTTATTTGAATTTCAACTTCATGATATTCTAAACTAATAAGTGGAAGGGCATTTCCCAAACCCTCCGAAAACCAGAAAGGAAGCGGAATTAAGAGATACTTACCGGGAACACTGGGGTTATTTGACTGAGGTAAAACAGGATTATTGGCTGAATCAAAGGTAGGTAAAACATTAGGATAGGTACTACGCTGCTGAATATTTGTATAGACTGAGCCAGAATAAGGCATTCCAGCATTTACGCCCTTTGCTGGATTGTTGAGTTCAGGTACATCACCTGTTAGAACTTGCCACTTGTTGTAATGATCTAAGTTGTAATCTAACTGGGCTCGTACTGCTAACCATTCTCCTGTAAATTCTTGAATCTTAGAGCCTCCAACATAGATTGCTACGGATTGAATCATTTGAGCACCCAATTGATGAACCCATTTAAATTCATGAGGTGTGCGGCCACCATAGATTTTGCTATACATATCAGGAATACGAACACGCAATGAGATATTGCGAACTAGATCAGCAAAACGTTGGACTTTTGCTCTAACACGAATAGGCATATCCATTGTTAATTCTTGAGGACCATCTAGCGGAATAGTTATATTTTCTTCACTGAAATGCGAATGACGCTTGAATGTCTTATAGAAATAAGTTATTTGCGGGTTTCCGTTGATTACAATGTTCTGCTTGCCAAATGAAACTAAAGCTATTAAGCCACCGGGCATCTCCTGTTTTATCTGTATGGATTATATGGGAATTCTTAAACTATGAATCTGCTAGATTCAGGGTTTGGGAATATATGTTTATATGGGATTTACTAGTTGCCCTGGTAGCTCTGTACCCACCAGGCATCGGCCATGTACGGCGGAACCTGGTCAGACGCACTAACAATCTTAGATGAAGGACCCTGTCTGTAGAGAGAATCAATCTCAGCATACGACAAAGAATAGGCGTAGTAATTGAGACGACTGAGCATGCCATCAGCCTTTCCATTGACTGAATAGCGTGCCTCAGGTGACGCACTGATGCGGGTGTCGTCATTCTGGAGACTTTGGAAAGCATACACATCACCGAAGTTGAGCTTCGGTACAGAGGTTAGGGTCATACGCTGGATTACGTTACCATTGATATAGATATCCAAGGCACGGCCCTTGCATGAGATGACAAGGTGGAACCACTTCTCAACCGGGATGTTAGGGATATCTACGTAGTTATCCCACTTATCGGCTGAGTTCATCATCACACGGAGAGTATTAGAATTACTTACCGTAAAAACGCCAGGTGCCAGCAGAGGATACGCATCAGGAGGCGGTGAGCCCTTGTGGAAAACGTGGCGGAGTGTATTCGGCTCCTTTGTGAAGTTGGAGTTGCGGAAGTTTAGGAAAATACTGTATGTGAATTCAGTGCCACCCGCTTCATTACGACTCAAAAAACAGGTCTTAGATGTATCAATATTGGGTTCTTGGGTGTATGTATCCGTTGATGATGAGGTATCAGGCTGTAGAACTGTATTCATCTCTAGATATGTATTATAGAGCATTCCCGCATTATTAAGAATAGAAAGTAATACATACATAAAAAGCATTACGATCACAACCTGGATTATTTGGTCAGGAGTATTATTGGTAAGTCCAGTAGGCATAAATGACTCCATATCTCTACAATATACCTGATAATTTCAGACAGTTATACTGCTAGAAATTATGAATTAATATCAAATAGTTTAAATACCCGCAATAGCACCGTTCTGAACTCCTTGGATGATACCTCCAACAGTTCCTGTGCTTGTTAGTCCCACACCATCCAGGGCAGAGGCCACTGAACCAGGTACTGTTACCGTTTGGGCATTCGAGCACTTTTCCTGCGGAGGTGTAACCTTGTAGGCACTGTACGTCAGATTAATTCCAAAAAGTGCCAGGAGACGATCAACAAGTGTATTACTCTTGAGTGTGGGGCCGGCCTGGTACATGTTGTAAGCACGGTCAGGAGTTACGGCGTAGCTGAATAGCTGAACCTTGCTCAAGGCACCACCGAAGCCACCGAACTGGCACGCATCAAGACCTATGCCCGCCGCACCGACCGCCTTAGGGAACCGGATTACATTATCCAGCATACAGCTGCGGCTGAGCTTGCCGTCCAAGTATACATCGCACACGCGGCCGTTTACAACTACATTGACGTGGACCCAACGCTGGAGGTCAAACTCGGGTAAGTCGCAAACAGGGTAGTTTACAGTGTTCATGAAGTCGCTGACACCCTTGTTGCTGGGACCAAAGAGATTGGTGTAGGCCGTGACATCTGTATAGACCGTTCCAGAAGTCGCAACAGCAGAGGCCGCTGCGGCACCCGTGCTGCTGGGTGTACCAACGCCAGCAGTGTCTACGCGAATCATGAGCTTATTCTCATACGGGTACATACCGATTACAATAGAGTTATTCTGGCTGTTAGCACCCTTGAGCGTTATGACATGCTTCATCCGGCCAGAACGAACCTCCCAGTCACTGACGTAGAGCCAGAAGGCAAGCGTACATTCGCCGCCTGTGAAAAGTTGGGGAAGATTATCACCATTCGTATCTTGGGTCGCATTTACCGCAGATGTGCCATCATTAAATTCAACTACGAGGGCCTCACGCGGATCCTTCTGCGGGTATACAAGGCGGTAGGCCGAATAGACAATTACAAATGAGACAAGTACATAAATCACATTGGTAAATAAACTTCCACCCGCACCGGATAAGGCTGCTCTAGCATTGTTCATTCTCTAAGAATAGCAAATACAAAAATGGTAGCCTCAAGCGTATTCATAATTCACATATGTTTTACAGTCTCCCTTTACCTCTTCGCACCAGGGCATTCCAGGGCATAGACTCAACTTACTTAAGTCAGGCGTCACAAAGGAATAGTCCACTGGTAAGAGTGGTGCCCCAAGTGTATCTGATGAGGTTTTATACTGTGTCAAGACTTCTGATTCTGTCAGACGACCCTGCGTAATTTCCCACAAAGCCATTTTACCCAGGATACCTGAATTACCCACCATTTGTATCCCATCACTATTTTGCTTCAAGACGTTAGGTAACTGGGCACTCTTCACATGAACACCATTTACAAAAATGTCAACACTGCGACCCTCAATTGTTATTGCGGTATGGTACCATTTTAGAGGGCTGATGCTCGGAACATCTAGGGAAGTAACGCGATTTGTATCTCCCGTTGAAATATTAGCAAATTCATAACGCATCTTTTCCTCTGCTGGGATGTATGAGGCTGTAATAGAAGCCAGTGCCTGCCGTAGGGGATCATTGACACCCCATCTCCAGAGGACTTGCGGATTTGAACGCTGTTCAGTAGCTCCAGTGACATACAAATAATTTGAAATTGAGAAAGATCCAGTTGCGACTTTCGCTAGCTGGTCATTCCGAATCACAAACGGATATTCAGTCGGCTTGAACTCCCATGGTCCAGGATTTCCTACTCTATTCCGGTACTGATAGTACATTATAACAGCAAATATAATGCTGATTATAGCAGCAACTCCCATTACAATTCCTGCAATCTGAGTTGGTGTTATTGAAGCTTGCTCCATCCTGTTATATGCGGGGTTTATGCTGTAGGAGCATCACATGACTCATTGATAGTCGCTAATGTAATTAGAGCGGGCATCACAATTGAGGCTGCGTCCTTGACCTGCTTGGGATTCAGGGCCCCGTTCCAAATTTTCATATTCATTAAAGCACCATAGAATGGAATCGGTCCACTGCGGCCATAAATATCTGCTGGAGTACCGCGTGGCTGCCCCTTCAAAATAATTGATTTCTGTAAAAGACCATTCAAATACACATCTACAACTGAGCCACTTACCACAAGTGTAATACGAATCCATTGCTGGAGAGGAACATCATCCAAGGCGATACTTTCCATATAGAGAACATCATATCCAACAACACTGGCCGCTGCGGCCTCAGTTTGAATAAAAAAGACAATGTCATTCCGATAAGGATGGAGGAAAATTCCAGGATTCATAAATATGGGAAGTGGTGTACCTCCAGCAGATTTAGCCGACTGGGCTGAGGCTTCCCAAGTCGCATCACTTGATGTATTGCCGGTTATTTGCTGAGTCGGGCCACTTGATGTTTGTTGATTATAGTCATCACTGCCCCGGTGTAAAATATGACGGTAAGAGCCCAAGCCTGGTGCCTTTGATGAGGCAATATTCAGGTCAAACATCATTGAATATAAGGCAGGTCGCTTCGCAATATTATCATCTTTTGAAATATACAGGCCGGAAGGTGAATTGCCTCCCGATGGAATAGGAAGATTTGTCCAATATCGTTTAGATTGAGGAATACCTGTGAAGAGTCCGTTATTGTAAAAAGATGAAAAGGGAAGAAAACTGTTTTTCAAATATATTAATAAGACGACTGTAACAATAATTAGTAAGGCAAACCCCACTATTTCAAGCACACGCATTGTAGATTGACTCGGCTCAGGCAGACCTAGATTAACCCGCGTTAGATTTACACTTGGAAGTCGCGGTATAAAGCGACTTTCGCCCGATGCTTCTTTGAATGCTGAGCCGGCTGCGGCTAAATTCCGATTAAGATTAGCCATCTCTCCCTACTTATTAGGTTTCTTTAGAAACTTTGTAATCAATTCGGGAATTTGGTTCGGATTTTTGTACAGATAATAGGCACTTGTTGCTACAAGAGCAACAGTGATGGCGGACGTTCCTAGTTTATACATATTTTGAAAAGTACTATGGACCAAATCCTGATACAAAAAGTACAAATATGCGGAAACTATGAAAAGAATAAATCCGATTTCAGTTACTAAAGGTACCGACATCCTATCATTTCATTTGATTTCTCTTACGCTTCTTTGTTAGTTTTCCAGACATAAAATTCTGTAAACGTCGCGTACCACCCTCAGGTATTCTCTGCCGGAATGTCTTGGTCAACTTGGAAGCGGATTGTTCAACATCTTCTATTTCATTATACTGTGGTAGAAGTAGTGTCTTAGTCGGCTTAGTCTTAGCCTTCTCTATCTCCGCTGCCTCATCAAAACC